AATCATTCCACCCGTTATATCCAGTATCGACACCTATGATAGAAGCCAATCCAGTCGTTGTTTTTAATTCAATACCGTCTGACCCATTACCAATTCTTGTTGTACCATTTACATCCAACTTAGTGCTAGGACTACTAGTACCAATACCTACGTTGCCTCCGCTCTGGATAGTGAGTCTTTGAGTATCGCTTGTATATAGTCTAATCTCTTTTGCTTCTGTATTATTAATCTCAAAATCTCCATCAGTATCTACACCCAAAGAAGTACCAGTACTATCACCCTCTAATACTATTTTAGAATCTCCACTTGAATCCTGTTTAATAGTAAAAGTACCTTTACAATTAACTGTACCATCTGATAATGCTTGAAATTCATCCTCGTTAATTTTTAAATCACCTGAAGAGTTTACAGAAAATGGATATTTACCATTGTTAAGCATAGTTCCAAGGTATATTGAACCACCTACCATACTTATATTAGCATTACCGTCTACAGCATTTTTAGCCGCTTCTCCAGCTATAGCTTTAGCTTTAATATCAGCCGCACTTGTACCATCTATATCACCAGTAAAAGTACCGCTTAATATACTTGCTTTACTAAAATTCTCTACATTAGAAAGACCTACATCAGACTTTGTTGGCTTATTAGCAGTGTGATATACATTACTTTTTGCTACACCATCCCAAGTACCTTGGAAGTCACCATCAGCTCTTTGTAGTTTTTTCCAGACTTTAGCCATCTTGTAGTACTACTTCCTCTTCTACTTGTCCATACTCTGGGTCTGCCTCTGCGGCTTCTTCAAATGCTTTATTAAACTTTTTATACATATCGTAAACCCATATGCCTTCTTTAATTGTTAGGCTAACATTTTCTATTAAGGATACAACTGCTTGTAATTCTTGAGTTGTACACTTAACTATCTTCAACTTTGCTTTCGGCATTGTTTCTCTCCTGTTCTAACATAGCCTTTATAAACTTAATTTTTAAATAAGTTGTAGTGGCTTGTTCTATCTCTCTACCCCTATATGTTCTTTCCTGCATTAGTTCAAATATATAACTAATGTCGGATAACTCCAATTTAGAGAGCTTCTCTTGTAAATCGATAACCTCTTCCTTAGCTTGAGGTTGAATTATTTTGTCCTTTGCAGATTCCCAGAATCCCATTAGGATTTCCCTGCATCTACTGATTCCTTTGCAGAATTTTTGTAATCATATGGATATCCTGCTATATCTGGTTTTGTTTTATGAAACTTTTGTAATGCTTCATATCCCTTTACCATCGGTGGCACTATAGACTTTTTAGGTGGAGTTACTCCATTAGATGTCTTTTTAGCCATATAGTCTTTAATATCCATCTTTGAGATTAAGCTATCTCTAAACTCCTTCTCCGTCCAAATTTCACAAGCAACTTCAGTAGATTGGTCCATTGACATATCCTTTTGCATAAGCCAAACCCTTCTACCTCCAAATAGAACTTTACCAGCACTAGTAGTGACAATATAGTCGTACTTATCAGGTTTATAACCTTCGTCTTGTAGTGATTTCTTTAAACCACTGTATTCATACGGAAGACCTTCGTACTGTCCCGAAACCGGGACAGCACAATTAAGGTCACTAAGTTTAAAGTTCTTTATTTCCTTAGCCATAGATTACTCTTAAATATCTACAACAACGTATTGATTACCGCCGTAGACTCCAATTTGACCGACAACTTCACTTGCTGGGTCGTTGGTGTAAGTTGAGTCTCCATCAACATCTTCTGCTACTAGAGTCATTGGTGCTTTTCCTTTAGTAGCCAAGTTAGTTGTCATAGTGCTTGAAAAACTAGCATCGTCTCCGAGTGCGGCGGCTAACTCATTAAGAGTATTCAAAGCCCCCGGTGCGGCACCGATGATATTTGTTTCTGCCGTTGATACTGCGGCGGCTTTTACAGTCGCTTTAGTATCACCGTCAATCGTGTCAGCATCCATTGTCTGTGCTACGTTGTCAAGTTTTAATTTACCACCTGCAACAGTAATTGCTTGGTCAATAACACTTGATAGTCCAACATTAGCCTTTGTGGTACCAGCCCGTATAGTTGACGTACTGTCCTGATTGGAACTTGTACCTAAGGCGGCTCCTGATTTTACAGTAGCCACTGCCGTTCCATCGATTGTACCAGTTAAGTTGCCTCCAAGTATAGTGGATGTACTATCTTGGTTAGCTGTTGCACCAGAAGCCGCTCCCGACTTAACTGTTGCTACAGCAGTTCCATCTACTGTACCCGTAAGGTTACCACTTAATATAGTGGCTCTTGATTCGTTTGCTACATTACCTAAGCCAACAGCTCCTTTTGCAGGAGTCATTGCTTCCCACTCGCCAGATGTAATTTCATTTGCACCTACAGCGTCTGCCCTATATTGCTTGTTACTATCATTTGTATCAACCCAGATGTCACCTACTGCCAGTGCAGTTGGAATAGCATCTTGATAAAAGGTTGTATTCTGCCTTACGTTAGCAACATTTTCTAGTCCAACATCCGTTGCAGTAGTGTTTGAGTTAACGATAGTTGAAGGTGCGTTTCCTAAGTCAGTTTGGATAGCCCCCACTCCTGAAGCAGTTACTGTTCCGCCACCAGCACCTGATAAAGCACCTGCGGCACTTATACTGATACTAGAGTTAGTTAAACTAGATGGAGCATTACTTCCATCTGTCTTAATCTGTGCGTGATTAGTTACATTGCTCAATCCAACGTGAGTTGCTGTAAGACCCGTTGGGGTTCCTGTTATAGCAGGACTAGTAAACATTGTAGCTTTACTTTCGTTAGTTACGTTGCCTAATCCTACATGAGCCGCATCAACCTCTGAGTTTTTCAACCCATCTGCCGCATTGGCTACTTTTAGTTTATTACTCCCATCAAACGCATCATCTGTAATTACTTTTGCCGCCGCTCCTGCGATTGCCTTTGTCTTGATATTACTTGCTGTTTCTCCATCGACCGTACCAGTTACATTCCCTGTGTAATCTGCATCTGACCGCTGGAGTTTCTTCCACACTTTTGCCATTGTGTTCTCCTATTCTTCTACTTCTTCTACTGATACCATCAATGAGTCCTCAGAGCTATTATAATAAATAGTCCCTTCAGCGTTGTCAGATGGTGCCGATGTTCGTGGTTTTAAATGCACTGCTCCCTGATAGTCTACAGAGAACACTTCTGTGCTATTATTCAAAATCTGAAACAAGTCGCCCGAAGAAACTGTGCTACTTGTTTGATGTTTTAATTTATTTCCGTCAATTAGGTCTGGTAATACTTCTACGTCTGACGAACCATTATCTCGGTACATCTTTCCGTCTGATGTATTGTACCAGACTAATTTAGTATAGACATCTTTTACTAGATGTGGGCTTGATAAACTTCCTGCCATTACTGTGTCCTCGTATAAGTTGGTGCTACAGGCTCTGCAACTCTAGCCATTACAGGCATTGCAGGCTTTATTACCCTAACTAATGGCATTGTAGGCTTTATTACCCTAACTAATGTAGGAGGAACTGTCTTTAAAACTCTAGTGGACTTTGTCCCTCTAAATAATTCTAATAAGATGTTACTAAACGGATAGGCTATGGTATTAAATGCTAGACCTATATTATTAAATGTAGTGCTCATTAAAAATCCATTGGGCTTACTGTTTGTTTAGAACCATCTCTACCTCTATATGAGTAATTCTTAGCCATTTTGACTCCTCGTTCATACTTCATATGGAAATGCTGTGCTAAAGGTATTGTCTCAGCTTTTCTTTCATAGCCGTTAGCAATAACCCTATTTACTAATGTTTCGTGAAATTGCTCTGGAATCTCACATTCTTGGTCCAGATAATTTGTTCTCGTTACAGATACTTCTGAATCTAGTTCAACCCCTAAATATGCTCCTGTTGTAGCATCTTCTGAAAAAGAAGTAAATCCATCTCTTTCAGGATTTTCTCCCGGGATAAGGAACTTATCTGGTCTTTGTATGTATAAAAGGTTTATTTTCTTTGTAGCATCAGTAGGTGATACAAACTTATCTGCACCCGAATCATAATAAGCTACTAATAAAGAATCTCTCTCTGTCCACCATAACCATTGACTTAAATTAAAATTTTGTTTTTCCATTATATCAAGTCTCTCTTCTTAGGTCGTCCTATTAGCTTTTTAATTGATTCTCCATCATAATCAACTGCTTTAACTTTAATAATATGTTTCTTTAGAGGATATACCCTTTGGTCTTGGACTACTGTAAATTGGTCAACTGACTCAATCATTTCAGCTCTAAATCCCATATCATTCATACCGTCATTTAAAGACCTAATAATCTCAACCTCACCCATATCAGGATGATGTTGCTGTACTCTTTCTATGATTTCTCTTAATTTCATACTTTTGACTCTGGCAAATCTACACTCATCGCAATGTTAGTTGCTATAAACTCTTGCTTCTTCCCGTTTATCATTTGTAATTGTTGTTGTGTCCAGCCATAATCAGTACTTAATTTTTGAATTAAGGTGTTATACAACTGCATCTTCTTAGCTAGGTTAGTTTGATACTCTTGAAGTTTAGCTCCAGTCTTTGCTTGTTCTTCAGATAACTCTGTACCCATTTTAGCAAGCCCTTGTTGGAAAGTTTGAACATTGTGACTTAACTCTGCATTAAAGTCACCTAAGATAGCATTGGCTCTGGATAGTTCCTGAGCGGCTGTACCTAATGTTACTTGAACCATATCTTCATCTTCATCAGCTAACCAGTATTGAACACTTTCATTTTCAGTATCCCCATCCATAGTCGTTCCATCAATCATATTCTGAGCTTTTGTTAAAGCATCATTCACATCATTTGTTGGAAATGTTGGGCTAGTAAAACTTGGTAAACTTGTATCTAAACTTATCTGTGCTGATATATCAGATATTTTGTCAAACATAGTTGTATCAGAATCTAAATCCGTAGGCAGTTTTGTTCTAAAATCTGCCAGTCTCTCGATTAGAATGTGCTCGGCGGCGTGTAATAATACTAGTTCGTGAAATAGAACTGGAAAAGCATCGTGGTCTTCAAATTTATTTGTTACATTAGAAATAGTTAGATTAGGAAGATTTATCTTTTCATTTGACTCATCTATTGTTCTTCCACCAGAATGTGGGACTACTATAAGATGTCCTTCTGCATTTAAAGCTTGGCTAACATCTGGGTAAATAACTACTTTATTCTGTGCTGTAAGATAGTAAGAAGGTTCATTATCTAAAGAATAATAAATACTCTTAGGGTCCTGCATTTGTCTTGCTAGTTTTTCAGATACTAACCTACAATGATATGTCTTACCATCATAACCCCTTTGTACCTCTAAAAGATGATGAGTTTGGAGCTTTTGCATCCAATCATAACCTAATTCATCTGTTTTATCAGTACCATTTTTATCACCTATAGCTGTGCTCTGATAACCCATTGTATACATAGCTGAAAAAGCTTTTAATAATTCAGGGTTTTGTGATGCTACTGTAGAAATTACAAAATCTACGCCTTTTTTTATAGCGTAGCTTAAGTCTTCACTATCACTAGAGTTAGTTAAACTTGCAATCTTACTTCCAAATGCCATTTATACCTTCCTATATGAGTTATAGGGGGGCTTACGCCCCCCCATAATATACTCAACTTCTGTTAAGCAACCCACTTCATAATAGCGTGAGTTTCAGGTAAGCTAATCTCAAGACCTGCTTCGGTCAAAATCATATCTTTCCGTCCATCAATGTTATTATTCTGTACATTAGTCATAATGTGTGTATCACGAGATACTCCATTACCACTAAGTGGACGATATTTAACATTCGCTAAATCAATAGCTACTGCTATATCTTCGTCTTGGTTTCTGAACAATGGCTCAGCAACAAAGTGTAAGTTACCAAAAATGGTATTTACTTTTGTTACAGCGTGTCCGAAGGCACCACCAATATTCTGAACATCAAGCTTATAAGAGCTAGTTGTCAGAGTGTTCTTTAAGAAACCACCATCAGCAGAATTTAGCTTCTGCAACCAAGCAAGTACTTTGCGTGAAGCAAGTACGAGTTTGTCGCCACTATTTCCTGTTTCAGGAGCGAAGAAATCCTCCATATGGTCCAAGAAGGTATCATATGTTGAGGAAGAATAGTCAAAGTTATACACTTTACCATTAGCCTCGGTGTAAGGTACCATACCGTGAGTGTAACGAACAGGACCGGTGGAGGCGGCTTCATCAGAAGCACCTACACCAAAGAGCATTGCGTGCTCAATATCCATTTTATGTTCCATAAGCTTGTCAGCCCATACTCTACGATACTCATCAGGACGCCCTCTGTAACGAGTGGCTAAAGATGTACCAGAAAAGAGTTGAATAGCTGTCTTAAAAATCTGACAATATCCTTCTCTTGTACTGAGTTCATCTTTCCATCCGTCTGGGTCGGTTGAACCTTCAGCCCACGCACTACCAATGACTTGACCAGCCGCATCTGCTTCAACATCGGATTCCGCAATGGTCTCTAATGCTGTGACGGTTATGTCAGTTCTTGTTAGTTTGTTAGCGGCTGAAGAGCCACTATTATAAGTAGCGGCAATACCATCACCAACATTATCGACAGACTTAACTCGAACAGCTTTACCAGCTATTCTGAGCACTTGTCCAGCGATTAAAAATTGTGGTGCGGCAGAAGCTACTTCACTGCCATACTTATCATATGAAGATACCAAATGATAAGTTGTGTCTGCATCTTTTGCACACGCCGCTCCGTCTGTCTTTACTATAAAGTTCCTACGTTGCCACTGATGACGCTGTTCCAAGAATTTGAAAACGGGGTCGTCTGTAGACTCCTTTGCAACTTTTGATAGATAGACAAAAAACGGGGACTGCTGTGGTGCTAATTCAGACACCCTCTCGCCAAAATTATAAATTCGGCGGGAGTCGTTGATAGATACTTCACCTGTTGGTAAAGCTCCACCGGTCTTAGTACTAAATACATTAGCCATAAGATTCGTCTCCTTTTACTTCCCCAGCGATTTTATTGACCGAAGGGGTTTCTGTTTTTGTAATCCGTAATCATAGAATCCATAACAGAATCAGTCCCAGACGGCTGACTAGAAGATTGTCCAGTAACCACACCCATAGGCTGTGGTACACTTTGAGCTCTCTTCATTTGCTCGAAGCTCTCATTAGGGGCAGTTTGTGTAACGGGAGCATTTGCAACCCCTCCACCATTCTGCATCCTATATAATTGAAATAAGTTGTCTACAGTAATATTCTTAGGGTCGTCCATCACTTGAACAAAACTTGCCACTTCTTCATCAGAAGCTTGGTAAGTATTTTGTAAATGCGTCTTCATCTGAGACATATTATTATTGTAGGCTTCCTTATCTGCTTGAGCTCTTTTAATGTCCTCTTGCTCCTGCTTAACCCTGTCACGTTCCTCAGACATTACTGCCTGAGTATATTGTTGATGTAAGCGATTATATTCATCCATATCGTCACGCCATCTATCAACTTCATCTAAGTATCTCGCAGATTCGCTTTCGGGGTCATCTAAAGAATCAGTCCTGTTAAAACTACGGGGTTTACCCGGTTTAGCAGGAGGGTCTGGAAATTGAATCTCTTGTTCTGGTTCTATTTTTGGCTGAGGTGAATCTGCTTTCTGTTCTAATGCTTCAAGACGTTTCGCCATTTCTGCATTTTCATTTCTAGCTTTATCAGCCTCACTTTGCCAATACTGGTAACGCTTATCATCGTTATCAGTCGTGATTTCTTCTGCCGTAGCCGAGTCTGAAGGTATCTCCACAGGGGAGGGCTCCAAAGAAGCTTCAGGTTCTTCAACCTTGTTTGCACGGAAAAAGTCATCTATTAGACTACCTTTATCCTGAGTCTGGTCAAATGCAGATTCAGGTGATAATTGGGAATCTTGAGCAACGTCTGGTGTTGTTTCTGGGGTAACCGGTTGTGCCGGTGCCATTACTTCTTCAGCCATTTGTTCTCCTTTTCTTGGTTTGAGGCTCCATTAGGACTTGGAGGTGCTCTTTTTAGTATCAGCGATAGCTCTACGAGCTTCGCTCTTTGCTTGTCCTAAAGCGTCATCAAGGCGTTTTTCGAATAGCTTGCCAGACGCTTTTGTCTGGGTTGAAGCTTTATCGAGGTCTGCCTTAAATTTTTCTAATTCAGCTCTTTGCTTAGCGTGGTATACTTCTCTTTCACGAGTTTGCATATCACCTTTTAATTTTTTAATCTGTTCTTCTTGCTGTCTTACCTGTCCCTGTAGCTGTTGTACTACATCAGTTCTTTCCATAACTCCTTCCATATCGAAAACCTCTGTCTTTTTAAGAACTTCTTGCTTATCAATAATTCCCTTCTCATATGCGTCCATATACAATTCAAGCTGTGCATAACGATTAGTTGGGAGAGTAGAACCAGTAACAACAACAACGTCAAAATTACCTCTACTAATGTCATTAATTATCTCTACTTCACCTGATTTATCATCGTAAAGTTTTTTATTTATAGCAATTTCAGTCAGACTATTGTTAGGCTGAACTATTCTAATTATTTTTTCTGCTTGATATAGTTGTTGCATTAGTGGTATAGCAACCTTTGCCATTCTAACTAATCCTGTTTCTATATCCTGCAATTTTGATTTAATCTTTCTCTGACCAAATTCATCAAGTGATACTGTAGCCTTGTATGTATGAGGTGCGGCTTCTGCATTTCCTTGCATTAATTCATATAATCCTAATGCGTGGTCAATATCAGTCTTTGCAACTTGTTCATTCTGATATAATGTATTAGGTAATGGTGTAGGCTGAACTGGTTGAGGAGCTCCAGAGTCCATATCGACCTCTATTGCAACTCCCGGTTGTGCCCATCTCTGTTCAAAGTCCTGCATATCTACAGAACCACTTGGTATTAAAATCTTTGTATTTGTACTAGTAGTTGCGTGAGCAATGATAAGAGACCGTGTCTTATTAATATACTCTTGCATATCTTTAACCATCCTAACATCAGAAACCGGGTAGGGTGTTCTAGTGTGAATGTTCATAAACAACACGATAGGATAGTGTTCCGTAGGTAAGATACGGGAGTATAAGTATTTATCTCCCATTATGACGCACATCTTAACCCTTTGTACTGGAACTGACACGGTCTCAATTAAATTTTGATTTACGAGGTCTGCGTAAGTAACTCTTTGGATTTCTGGCATCGGAGGAGGGTCTTGCTCATTCATCTCAGCTTCTTGACTAGCCTGTTGTATCTTCTGTTCTATCTGACTAATCATACCCTCAGCTTTCTTTGGGTCTGTAATAGGCTGACCATTTATCATTACTGCTGGTCTTCTTAAATATTCTTCGTAGTCTTCTTTATCAAAAACCTCTTCAACACCATCAATGGTATTTTTAACGTGAAATCTCTTAACCCATACCTTGTAGTATCTCTCGTAACCCCTTATATATTCGGATGATTCACCGAAATTAATATCGGTCTTTGTAGCAGTATCTTCGGGGAATACAATCCCCTTATCATCTATTCTTTGGGTAGTTGGTCTATCGGTATGTAAATCTGATTGAGCATTTTTAATTGCATCCTCATACTGTGGATACATCTTCTTAGCTTGCTCTTTTGTAAATAAACGACTTATTATAATATTTTCGGCATCATCACCTAATCTATGTCTACAATTAGGGTCAACATAAACATCTAATGGGTCTATGTCAGTCATACAGACTTCACCTCTACCAAAATCCTTGAGAGGGTCAATATAACACATCATAGCACCTAATCCCATTGTATAGTAGTCGTCTATAGCATTTCTTAGAGATTGGGTCCCATCTGAAATGTACCACATATACTCGAGTAGTCCATTGAATACCTGTGCTACTTTATTGTCGCTGTCCTCTCTGGGTGATACACGGAATTGTGGTTTGCCTGAAGTTAGTAAAGCCTTAGCGGCTTCAACTGCTGGGTGGATTCGGTTAACTACGAGTGGGGCTTGTCCCCTCTCAAGTAAAATTCTTTGTTGTTCAGCAGTCCATTGTCTTCCTAGACGAAATTCTGCGTCTTCTTGGGCTTGTTGTGCCCATAATTCTCGTTTATTTGAATATGCCCGAAATAGGTTGTGGGTTTTATCGACAATATCATCAGGGATAGAGTCTTCTCTTTCTTCGTACGCCATTGGGGCGAATTTAAGCACTACATAGTCAACCAATCAAGGATTTTTTTTGGTTTATTCATTATTTCTTTGCTATGATATTCCTTTGTACGACAGGGTTTAACTCCATCTATTGCATAGTATACAGCATCTAAAATATCATCGTGTTTTCCCCTAGGATAAGATAAAAACTCCTGTTGTGCGTGTATATCTTCTGACCTAAAGAAAAATTCTCCTCGAGCGAGCGGGGCAACCAAGGACAACAATCGTTCGGATTTTCTCTGTCTTGGTTTTATGCCCTTTTCCAACCCCGGTATATATAGGGATTGTTCTAGCATCATCTTTCTCACGTTACTCCTTAGTGCCTCTTGGTAGCCCACTGTCTCAATTTTCATTTTTCTCGGTCTGTATTTTTTATATATGTCAATAATCGCTTGTGGTTGAAGAGCAGGGTCCATCTTATCTCGGAGTATATCCACAATATACTTATTGCCGTCATTGTCAACAGCCATAGTAGCAATAACAAAAAAGTCGCTACGAGCGGCAAGACTACTAGCAGGGTCAACCCCACAATAGATGTCCACAGGTTTACGCTCTTTTTCGCCATCAATAGTGCGAACGAGGAGATTCTGCCCGTTTTCTCTACTATATGAGTAATGATGTAACTTGATATATTCTGGCTTAAAAGGTGCATTGTCTGGCGATTGAGCCTCATTCATATACTCCTGATAGAATCCGTTTAAATTACCAACCGATTCAAATTCTGTTTTTATCTGTAGGATTCTCTCCTCAGGGAACCTTTCTTTCCATATACTATTGCCATCATCGTCATATATAGAAAACCAGAGAACATTCCACGCTGGTGAATCCTTAGCCCAATATAAGAAACAATCTTCAGATATAACAGTACCAATCATCACGACTCTCCCTTCGTCTGATAATGAAGGTATAACTGCCTCTGTAATCCATTTTCTATTTTTAGCTCTACCTTCTGGAGTAGCGGCGTTTAATTCAGATTCGTAATCGTCTACGACAATGAGATTAGGACGAGTATCACCTTCGATAAACCCACGAACACGCTGACCAGTACCAACAGCCACAATACGAGAACCATTAGCGAGTACAATATCGTTGTTGGTCCATCTTTTCGCAGTCGTGGGTCCGTAGTTCCCAAACATTTGTGTAAAGTTCTTAGAATTTTCGAGATGGTATTTAATCCTTGATAAGAAGTTAATACTTTGACTTTGACTTTCAGAGATAATTACCATAAAAAGGTCCTCATCCGATGGCTTGAAGGCTATCTTGTGAAGGGGTAGAATCAAGGAGGTCACGGTACTCTTAGCAGTTCCACGAGGAGCCGCTATCAATACCCGCCTTAAGCTATCATCGGACAAGGATTTGTAAATTTCGTGATGGAAAGGGGGCACATCTTTATTCAAAGCTGTCGGAAACATTGTTTTACCAAATAGACCAATGTTATTCTTCAGCTTTTTCAGGGCATTTTGTTCAGCCCACTTAGCTTCGAATGAGTCTACTTGAACGGTTGACCCGATATCCACGATACTATACTCTTTCTTTCACCTGACAATATACGAGTTACTCTCTTACTTTTCTTTAATATCGTCTGTAATGCTACTTCCATTTAAAGGGACCTCCTGTTTTCTAGTTGCAACTAGCTTATTCTCTTCCTGATTTATATTATCTATGAGGGCTCTAGTCTGAACAGCTTCTATCTTATCAGTAACCGTTACTGTTTCTTTATCTTTCATTCCGTGTATTTCCATACCATCGTTAACGAAACCCCTTATTCCATTAACATCCTCTTTCTTTAGAGCAATTTCTACACCCTGCCTCATCAATTCAATGAAATAGTCAGCATCCATCATATTATCTGCTAACATTTTCTGTGCTTCGTCTCTTTTCATCGTTTTAAACGCCTCCGTTCTCATATGTCTCTTTAACTTACGTCTCTTACTGACTGATACAGAGCCATATACTTTATCAATAGCAACATCTCTATTCTCTGAGACTGCCGCCCAAAAGGCTAAGTCTTGGTAATCTTCTGAATTACACCTGACTTCTAGCCAATTCTTCCCACTCATAGTAGTGTTAGTTATTCTACCACCACAATTAAGCTTCTTATTAGGATATTTACTATCCCACATAATATACCCAAAAGGCAACCTATAATAGTAGCTCTTTCTACCATCTGACGCCTCGTACTGTTTTTTCTTAATTATTCGGGCTACATAATCATCATCTGTAAGTGCATACTCACCTTGTTCAGCTTTCTGCCAATGACGAAAGGGTACTTTTCCGTGTATGGCTTCATCCTTGGTATAGACAACATAGTCTGTAGCCCCAATTTCTTTATGATTTATAGTAACTGAAAACAATATAGTCCCAAGAAGTAGATGATGTAGTCAATTCGGCTGTCTTAATGGGTAATTCACGCCATTTACTTATAAATCTATCACGATTAGCCGGATTTTTAAAATAAGTGATGCTAGGTTTACATATTAAAAGTCTGGTACTAGCTTGTACTTCTTTAGAATCTTCCAAGATACCCCCTGTTCTATGATACATTCGTGTAGAAACTCGAGTAACATACGACCACCCTTGTATCTTGGGGGTGGATATATCCTGTCCTCATTCTTATAGAGTTCTACTACTAGTTGTGCAACCTCATCAAAGGTTACTTTTCTTCCCCACGCCTTAATAATGTAATCATTCTCTCCCTTACTTCCTTTTTCGTAGGTAATCCAGTCGCACGGGCTATCCGGAGGACCAGTAGACGTACTTTTAGGACTAATAGTTCCATCCACAGCATCATTATATTCCCTAGCCTCCGAAAGATTACTTTTATTGTCGTTTTTGTGTCTTGCATAAGCTTCTGTTACCTCCAAATATCGGACTTCACGGTTCTTCTGGGCTTGAAACCCTCTTATGTTACCAATATCTGCCCATAATTTACTATAATCTAGTTCCTTACTAAGAGTTAGATAAGGTGCTATTATATCTGTATCCTGCATAGTGCGATTCAACCCCTTATTTATTGAATGTGTACTAAAAATATTACTAAAAAAATAAAACCCTTTTCTTTAAAATACAATAGCTATTAATTCCTTTAAGGGAACCCCGTTAAGTTACACTATATAAGACTATTCAGAGATTTCTGCTAATTCTGTTTCTTTGCGTCTTGAACTTGGGCGGTTAATCCTAACTTCTTCCCAGAGAAGATGCTCCCAACACCAGTTCTCCCCCTCTTCAAGAGAGATATACTGATGTGAAGTGCTATCTACGGCTACTATGTCATCAAATAAGATAGGCTCATAATCATTTACTGTATCTGAAGTCATTACCCCTGCCAAAACTGCTAAAATAAGTACTTTTTCCATAATCAAAACTACTGAGAAATACAATAAAAAACATTTTAAAAATTACCGTAGAATGGGAGTACCTGATATACAGTGCACCGTACCCGGTTCGTTTTCACCGGCAGGGGTCCCTGCCTTGTTGAATTACACTTCGTGTGATTCATCAAGCCACCCTACCAGCGAAAGCCAAACCGTGTCCTTGGTGCATCTCCCCTGCTTGTTGTGACACGTCACAACGATGTGTACAGATTTTCTTTAATAACAAACAGAAAGGGAGACTACTATGTCTGCATTAATCGAGTTAATCAAGAAATATTCCACTATCCTAGACGGTAAGAGTGCTTGGGTATCATTGGACTTCAAAGATAAAGCGGGTGTTAAGCACACCAAGTACTATCTGAAGTGTGATACAGGTTCAGACAAATCCAAGTTTGTCGAGCATAACAAGTCAGAGATTGTACGTAATGGCGTAACCTATATCCTAGAAGTCAATCTAGCAGGTTCAACGTACAAGAACTCAGACGGTATCCAGACTCCTCGTAAGTCAGACCAGATAGAACTTAAGCCTGATTTGCGTCAAGTTTCAGACCTGTCGGACGGTTGGTCATAGGGCAACCATTTAGTGTGGTGTGTGC